GAGATGTACGCCTTGCCGGTGACGCCGTCCTGGAAGATGTCGCCGGGGTTGCCGCTGGCGTCGGGGGGCAGAGCGCTGTCGTTGCGGAGGTTCGAGCCGAGCACCCGGTTCGTGGCGATGAGGTTCTTGCCCACCGAGACGTTGCCGCCCGAGGTGATCGAGTCATCGACGCGCAGGCTGGTGCTGATCTGCAGCACGCCGACGTCGTAGCGGCGGACGGTGACGTCGTCGTTCCACGACGTGGTGCCGTCACCGATGACCTTGTAGAGGTTCCCCGAGCCGTTCTTGTTGAAGATCAGGTCGGCGCTGGGCGACAGCTTCGTCTTGAGCGAGTCGGCCAACATGACCCGCTTGTCGATGACGTTGTTGTCGTAGGGCCCGCCGCCGGCCGTGCACAGCACGGCGGCGAACACGGTGACGGTCGACGGCGGGTCCGGGAAGACGGGGTCGAGCGACGGAGCCCCGCCGACGGTCACGAGTGCTCCCGTGACGTCGCATCCGACGAGGTCGAAGCGGTCCTGCGTGCCCCCCGAGCCGACGTTCGAGTTCTGGCCGCCCGTGACGTCCACGAGGACGCCGTTGACGAGCGCAACGCCGGGTGTGACCGTCGCCAAGGACCCGTTGACGGTGACCTTGCACCCGGAGAGCACGCCCCACTTGGCGTTGCCGAGGGAGTTGAAGTCGATCCGATCGGGCTCGGCCAGTTCGGGCTGGGTGACGTCCTGCGCGTTGGGGACGAAGAACCCCTGGTGCTGGACCGAGGGGGCTGGCATCGGATCTCCTTACATGGTCAGTGGTACACGGCTCCGAGCGTGTCGAGGTAGTGAGCGATGCCAGCCGGCATCTTGTAGATCTTCCCCTCCTCCAGGTGGTAGTGCACGTGCGGGTTGCCGAACGTGAACTCCTCGATCGTGCGGCTCATGCGGATCTGCACCGTGCCGTCGCTATCGGCCACCTGGGGACGGACCTGAACCTGCTCGACCTCGATCTCCGGACGGCGGAAGCCCAAGCTCTCGGGAGTCGTCACCTCGTTCTCGGGCTGCGGCTCTTCGGGCTCTTGGGTTGTGCGTGCGGCCACGTTCGGTGCTCCTTGGGATAGCCAGGTATGGAGATTAGGCGTCCCGCATGGACTCCAGGAAGGACAGCAGCGTCACCCGGGCCTTGCCCGCTTCCTCGGCAGCGATGATCTCTTCCAGTTGGTCGGGGTTGTCCTGTGCGAACTGCTCGACCTCGGGCACCGTGTGGGCACCGGGGTCGTAGCCCACGGCCACCTCGGGCGCCTCGGTCCCGCCGTCGTCCGGCGGCGGCTCATCGCCTCCACCCTCCTCGGCCTCCAACAGGCTGACCCCCGCTCCCCCCGTGCCGGCGACGGCGTTGATCGTGATCGGGGCCTGGGCGACTCCGTTCAGGGTCAACGTGACGGTCGCCGTGCCCGCCCCGGCGAAGGTGACGGTGGGCGACATGGTGTCGTTGACCGGGGTCGCCGGGACACCGGTCAGGCCGGTGTAGGCCCAGTCGTAGTTGGCGGCCGGCTGGCTCTGATCCCGGGGGACGAAGGTCCAGATCAAGCCGTTGGAGGGATTGACGGTGGCTCGGGCGCTGCCCGAGGCGTTCTGCACCACGGCCCGCGAGTACATCGTGTACGGGCCGTGAACGGTGACCATGCTCATGCGCGCTCCTCACACTGGTCGGGGCAGGGGGCACCTTGCATGCCCCCTGCCCCGTTCGCTTCGGTCGTTCAGTTCGTGACGATCTTGACGACCGAGGACTCCGTGATGACGCCCCAGCCCCAGATCGAGTACCACGCCAGCGCGTGCTCACGACCGAAGTCGAGCACGCCGCCGTCGCGCAGTTCGACGGGCAGGCTGATGGCCTGGCCGAAGGCGTTGTCACCCAGCATGATGGCCTCGTAGGCCGAGGTGCTCGGACCCCACGGGGCGCCCCAGCCCGGCGTCGCCACATCGTCGTTGTCGAAGGCGAGGCCGGCAGCGCCGCCATCCGAGGCCGAGTTGTAGGGCGGGACGTCGGGCGTGCCGGCGGCCGGCTGCAGGATGTCGGGGAACGTCGTCTCAGCGTCGCCCGCCTTGCCCAACGCCGTGCCGCGCCAGTCCGGGTTCGAGGGGTTCGGCGTGGTGACGTTGGAGCCCGGAAGCTGCGGGTACTGGTCGTTGACCGGCGACCAGCCGGCGACGTTGGCGTCGGTGCCGACCGGAGCCCCGATCTGCGTCGTCTCGATGAAGACGACGTCGTCGAGCCGGCCGATCTCCCCGAGCATGAAGTTGCCGGGGGCGGCGTACTTGGTGACCTCGATCCACTCCGGCGTGTCGCGCAGCTTGCGGCTCTGGTGCGGGTGCACGAAGCAGACGTACGTCTCACCGAGGCGAGGGACGTTCTTCGTGGCGAGCACCTCGACGGCGTCCTTGACCGACCACGGGTGGAGGATGTACCAGTTGGCCGGCGTGGCCGCTGCGGCGAGGACCGAGGAAACCGGCGTGGTGCCGGTGGGCGGCGAGCCCGGCTCGTAGATGCCGTAGCCGGTGTTGATGGCGCCCGGCTTCTGGTAGCCGAACACGACGCTCGACGCACGCTGCAGCGTGGCCCGGGCCTGGCCGTCCATGTACAACGCCATGTTGCGCCCCAGGAGACGGCTGGCCGAGGCCATCACGTCGTCAAAGGAGGCATTGAGGAGCAGTTCCGAAACAGCCACCGCAAAGCCCTGCTCGGCAACCGTGATCGCGTACTGGTTGGCCGAGATGGCGTGGGTCTTCATCCGCACGCCCTCCAGGAGGGGACCCGCCGGGATCGGCAGGTTGTTGTAGCGCATGAAGTTGACCGTCAGACCGGGCATCGTTCCCAGTTCCGTCTTCTTGACGGCGAACTGCTCGAAGCGGAGCACTGGCATGCTCTGGAAGAGGATCTCCTTCGACCAGATCGTCTGGATCGCGGGGCCCATCATCGTGGAGCCCGACACCACCCCCGTTCCGTATCCAACGGCGGTGTTGTCCATGCCGGCGACGGAGTCGTAGCCGGCTGCGGGCATGTACTGGGACATCGGCCCGCCGGAGGCGAGTCGGGTGGTTCCGGTGATCCCGGAAATGACTGGAAGCTCGCCACCTAGGGCGCCGGCAGTTGCCATTGTGTTGTCTCCTTGGGGCTACTGGCCCCGCCGTCGGTTGGGATTGGCCGCCTGTAGGAGTTGGGGTCGGTGGCGCTTGTACTCGTCCATGGTCATCGAATCCACCATCGCTGGTGTGATCTGCTCATAGCTCGGTAGCTGTTCCATCGGTCCTACCGGTGGGACGGTGGGCATGGCCCCGCCCCGGAACGGCAACTGCGCCTGCTGCTGCTGCGCCGCTGCCGCGAAGTTCGAAGCGATGATCTCGCTCCGCTGCTTCATGAACTCGATCGACTGGTCCACCGCCTCGACGGTGTCGCCGGTCACGAAGTCCCGAAGCTCGGGCAGGATCCACTCCTGCTCCTGCTCGATGCGATCCCGTCGGTACTCGGACAACTGCGTCAGTTGCCGCTCCTTCTCGAAGACGGCCCGGTCGGTGGCGTAGCGGGCTTCCGTCTCTTCGAGGCGCTGGGTCCACTCCTGGTCGCGCTTCTCCATGAGGGCCCGGAGATCCATCTCCGACTCCTCACGTTGGCGTTGCGCGGCCGCCTCGGCGTCGGCGGCGGCCTGACGAGCGGCCGCCTCGGCCTCGCGTTCCTCACGCAGCGCCTGCAACTGGCTGTTCATCTCCTCCATGCGCGCTGCGATCGCTTCCTGCTCCTGCCGGCGCAGTGCCTCGACCTCGGCTTCGGTGAAGAGACGGCCCTGCGGTTGCTGCAGCGGCTGCGGTTGCTGTTGGAGCGTCTGCGCCCCGTTCTCGCCCCAGCCGTTGGCCTGGCGTGGCTGAGCAGGCTGAACGCCGACCAGAAAGCCGTCGCTCGTCTCTACGATGCCACCTGCAGGCTGCTGCTGGGCGGTGTTGTCCTGGAAGGTCATCGACTGTTGCCCCTCGTTCGGCCCCGTGTCACCCCATATCTATACCAGAGCCACCATAGATGGCTATGGCCTCGGGTCTTAGCGGCTCACCCCGAGTCCTCCGAGTTGAAGTCGAGGATCTGCGGCGGCATGATCCCGTACGCCAACTGCTGAACCTCCCGAGCGAGGTTCGGATCGACCGGCGGCTGCGCCGGCACCGGGTTGCCTTCGGCGTCCTGGCCCATGAGCGGCTGCCCGTCGGGCGTCATGCCCGTCGCCGCCATGTTGAAGGCCGCCAACTGACTGCGGATCAGGTCGAGGGCGCCCTGCGACTTGGCGTCCTCGATCATCTCTTCGAAGATCTCCCGCATCTTCTGGTCCGGGAACTGCTCGCCCAGGTCGACCAGGGCGCCGCGCCGGCTCTCCAGGTTCATCGCCATCTTCGCCTGAATCTCGTTGATCTTGATGAGCGTGTCCATCGGCATCGGGGAGGTCCACTCGACCGTGGTCCGGAACGTCACCGGGTCGCTTGGATCCAACTGTGGGATCTGGTCGGGCCGGATCTGGATGCTCGACAGGTACGGGTTGTAGATCGTGAGTTCGGGGGCGAACAGGAACGCCGTCTTGATGATGAGGGCGTTCACCCGTTGGAAGAAGGGGATGTACTGGGTCTTCTTGCGCTCGTGCTTGAGCATGAGCGGCTGGTACTGCAGGGCCAGCGCCACGCCGCTGGTGTTGCTGATGGGCTGGAGCGTGCCCAGGGCCGTCGCTGGCACACCCGTCATCTCGTGCATCGCCTGCTTGAGCAACTCCATGTAGCCCAGCGGGCCCGTGAAGTTCGTCTCCAACTCCAGGTTCGACACCTTGGCCTTGTCGGAGCCGATGGCCCAGATCTTGCGGGGGCCCTTCTCCAGGTTGCTTGCTTTCGCCCCCGTGATGATGGTGACTGGGGCAACGTGGTAGTTTATGATGTCGGATATTTCAGTGGCCTTCTCGTTGTACTCCCGATTCAGCGGGATGATCTCCTGGATGTCGGAGAGGCCCCACGGTGAGGACGAGACGGCGTAGTTCTGCGTGTAGGCGATGGGGATCTCCCCCATCTGGTTGGGCCGCTGGTCGATCAACTCGTCGTTGATGTACTCCTCGATGACGTCGTCGGTGATGAGTTCCGTGTACGTCATCACCTGCCGGGTGCCATCGACGGCCGTGCCCCAGAACTTGTAACGAAGCTTGAAGCGGATCATCCGGGTGCGGTCGTGCGGATGCCACTCGGGGAAGCAGAAGGCAGGGTTGAGGGGCAGGATGCGGATGCGACCTTCGTGGGGCAGGCCGGCGACGTCTACGTAGGGCGGCTCGTAGGCGACCTTGGCGAACACGTCGCCCGAGACGGAGCCCTGCTGCCCGATCTCGTTCATCACGGCGTGCTTGTCGTTGTGGACCTCCCACACCTCCTTGAGGAGGTAGGGGGTGATGGCCTGGGTCGCCTCAGGGCTGCCGAAGTAGATGCCGCGCCCGAATGAGAAGTTGACCAGGAAGTCGCTGAACGCCCGGACCCAGTTGAAGACGAGTTGCGGTTCCCCGATCTCCCGCCGGTAGGCCCAGTGGTGGCCCAGGAACCACGCCCAGTTGTTGGCGTAGCGGTTCAGGCGGGGGCCGTGAACTTCAAACTCTTCGTCGGCGAGTTCAACCAGGCCGAGCGGGCTGATGGCGATGGTGAGGTCAGACGCCGCCGCTCGATAGCTCGGGGGATAGAACGCTATGCCCATTACATCGCGTCCTGGTCGAACCGCTTGAACTTCTGAGAGCGGGTCTGCACGTCAGCCTCGGAGCGGTCGGTCGTCGGGATCCAGATGTTGCGCTTGCCCTTCGACTTCGCCTCGATGTCGGCGGCCGCGGCGATGCGGTGGTGAGCGTCGTCCACCTGGAGGTGCTCCTTGTCGAACTCGGGGATGGGCCCGTACTCACGACGGTGGTAGATCCCCGGCCCCGGGCCGACCCAGCCCTGGGCCTTGAGGCTGGCGTGGGTGCCGCCGCCGTGGTAGGCGTCGCTCTTGGACTCGCGGGTCTTGCGCTTCCACATGTCGTCCATCGACTGCATCGGAGCGCGATCGATCGAGCCCGTGATGGCGCCCTTCAACTCGGTGCCCGTCATGAACAGCTTCATCTGCTCGGGGTGCAGATGATCGGAGGCGGCCATCACGGCCGCCCCAACGTCAGTCGGCGCGGTGGCTGCTCTCCGGGAAGAGCAGGCCCTGCGGCTCCCCGAAGGCGGCGATCTCGGCCGTCGCCAGCGAGAACTTGGTGATCGCCCGCAGCATCAGGTTGGTCGCCATGAGCGTCAGGTCGATGACCGTCTGCTGGTCCACGTCGTCGTCCGCCAGGATGCTGGAGAACTCGTCGGTCAGCACCTGCTTCATGTCCCGGTAGTACGCCTTGCGGACGCCGCCCAGACGCTCCAGTTCTGCGACCTGCGCCTCCGAGAGAGCAGCCACGAGCGCATCCACGCGCCCGGGCACATCGATCTCGACCCTGTCGAAGAAGGGCATCTGCTTCACAGTATGATACTAGCGGTCGCATCTTGTTATGACCAGGTCATGGGCATGCGGAGCGGGTTCAGACCGCGTGGGTCACGGGCGTTCTTGGGGACCAAGGTCTTCTCGCCGGACTTGATCTTTCCGGGGTACTCCTGGGCCTGGACGCCGTACCACGACAGCGACTGGGCGATGTGGCCCGGCATGGCGACCCGGCCGCCGCCGGGGAGGCGCACCGACATGGCAGCGCCGGCACGCCGATGCGCCTCCTCGCCGTAGAGGTACCCGAGGTCGGACGCCTTGCCCAGCCCACCGGGCTGGCGGGAGAAGCGGTGCTTGCCGGCTCCGGCAAAGCCCATGATGTCCTCGGGGTTGGTGACCTCACCGAGGGAACGGGCGACGTGGTAGGGGAGCCCGGAAGCGGCCCGGCCCGACCACACGTCGATGGTGGAGGTGGGGTCGTTCCACGCCGGATGGGCGGAAGCGCGACGGATGTGGTCCTCGGCGTCGGGGTGGGCAGCGAACCAGCGGTCACCGTGGGCGAGGGCGCCCAGGAAGTGGTGCGTGCCCTTCGAGATGCTCTGGGCGTTGTTGATGTTCCACGTGTACGAGGGGATCTTGTGGAAGTCGAAGCCGCCGAAGCTCTCGGGGTCGGAGTGGAAGCGGGCCAGCGCCCGGGCGCCCTTGGGATGGCCGGTGATGCCATAGCCGGATACGAACGCCGCCGTCGGGGCTTCCAGGAGGTCCGGGATGTGCACCCGGGCCCCGCTCTGACCCGACAGCGCCTGCACCTGGGCCTTCTTGGCTTCGGTCTGCTCCTGCTTGCCGGTCGGCACGACGAGCCCGGAAGCGTTGGCGCCGTGCTGCAGCAGCATCGAGGCGACGTGGGGGTGCGAACGGGCGATCTCGTCGAAGCTGTAGCTGCCGGCCTCGACCGGCGGGCGCCCGCCGGCACCGCGGAACTCGTGGCTGAGGTAGCGGGCTGCGGTGTGGCCGATGTCGATGCCGATCTCGCCGCCGCCCTTGATCACGCTCGCCATGCCGGCGGCCGCCGCCACCTCCTTCTGGGGCGCCATGCGCGCCGACAGCGTGGGTGAGGCGACCTGCAGGCGGTAGCTCTCCTCGCTGCCCTTGCCGAACACCTTGGACCCGATGGCCTCACCGATGCGGGAGCGCTCGGGGTAGAACTCGCCGGCCGAGACGCCGAGCATCTCGCCCGTCTCCTTGGCGTGGGCCCGGACCGCCTTGACCGGCATCATCGCCGTGTCCTTGATGGTCTTGACCGAGGCCTCCATGCCGGTGGCCGGCAGCGACTGGGCCTCCTCGTGGCCCTTCTTGAGCACGGCCAACTGGCGGTACTTCTTGGCCGGCACCGACTTGCCGGCCGACTCCAGGTCACGGATCTCGCCGCTGGCCGTCGTCAGGTTGGTGGCGATCGTCTGGCGCACCTTGCCGGCGTTGGAGCCGCCGCCGCCCAGCGACTCCACCGAGGCGATGGCGGCGGACTGGCGGTCCGGGGTCAGGCTCTCGAAGTGGAAGCCCTCGCGAGGGTGGCTGATCTCACGCCAGGTTCGCTTCATGTCACCCTGCTCGACTTCGTGGCTTGCGGAAGCCCCGGCTGATGTTGGTGCTGCGCCCGTGCTCCAACTCCGGGGAGAGGAAGCGGGTCGGGCGCAGGTGCGTCGGCAACTCGAACTTCTGGAGGAACTTCTTGTGCACGTCGTCCAGGAGGTCGGGCTGCTGGTTGAGCATCTCGTAGCCCGTGATCGAGGTGTCGGTGGGCTTGATCAGGTACTTCCCGAGGTTCGACGGCGGCCGACCGGGCCCTCCACTACCGAGCGTCGGCATCACCTTGGAGGTGGGGGTGGTGGCCGTCTTCACAGGCGCCCGAGCGCTGCTCATGACCCCGAGCAGGTTGGGCTGGAAGACGGGGGACCCACCTCCGGTCGTGCCGCCGCCCAGAGTCCGGCGTGCGCCCGGCACACCGACCGTCATGAACGGCTTGCGCTTGGGCTTGGCCTTGTCGGCCATGCCCGGCTCAGTCGCTGACCTGGGCCGGGTTCTGACGGATCAGCCGGCGCTCCGAGCCGAGTTCCATCTCGAACTGCGGGCCCGACTGGCCGACGCTGGCGCCGATGACGAAGTCGCTGAGCATCGTCGGGGCCTCGATCCACGACGACGAGCCCATGTGAGCGCGCTCACGCATCGTCTCGCTCGGGTCCTTGCGGACCACGAACGGCCGGCCGCGAGCGTCGCCGCCGGGGTCGCCGTAGGCGCCTGCACCGAAGTCGTTGGGGATGTCGGTGTCGGTGGCGACGCCCTCTTCGAAGCGCAGCGGGCCACGCCGCGTGTTGTTGACGGCCATGGCGTGCTCGTAGCCGCTGGCGGGTTGGTACGACACGGGGCCTCCTCGTTAGACGGGTATGCCCGGGAGCATAGACCGCTATGGCCGTACGCAGCCGCTATCAGGGTCTGCCGCGCTTGCGGACCCCCTGCGCGACGGCCGCGATCGCCACCACGAAGATGATGACCAGGACGACAGTGATCATCGATAGAACGGGCTGTTGACCTGCTCCACGTAGGGCACCGAGTCCATCATCGAGCAGGCGCAGGCGAGGGCGGCGCTGTCGACGTAGTCGTCGTGGGCGTCGCGCTCGTTGGGAGCCTCGATGAGGAGGTACTGGCCCTTCATCACCTTCTCGGCGTCAACCATCTGCTGGCGGAACCGCCGCCACACCCGGGTGCGCCGGGCCTTGGAGTGGCCGGGGTAGATGAACATCTTGCGCTGCATCAACTGGATGAGGTGCTGCCAGCGCTCGCTCTGGTTCTTGGCGTCACTGGAGAACGGGTACACCTCGCAGCGACTGCCCATCAGGCGGCTGAACCGCTCGGCCACCGCCGAGCCCATGCCCTGGGCATCGACCCCCATGTAGGCGATCGAGTACGGGTCGAGGAAGTCCATGATCGCCCAGTACTGCTCCTCCCACTCGGTGTTGCGGATCTCGAACCAGTTGAGGATCCGGTGCTCCCGGTAGCCGGCGGGGTCGGGGAAGTCCCAGTCGACCCACATCACCGTCACGACCGTGGAGTCCTTGACGCGGGCCGGGTCGATGCCCACGACGCACGGCGTGCGCGTCCAGCCCCGCTGCAGCGTCATCGTGGGGTCGGCCAGGTAGTCCAGGTCGTCCTCGGTGATGAGCATGCCCCGGTCGAGCATCCAGCGGAGCGCGTAGCTCATCTGGAACTCCTCGGAGTCCTCCCCGATGCGCCGCTTCTCGTTCTGGACGAAGCGGGCGTAGTCGCCGTTGTACTTGGAGACGACCCGGTAGTCGAACTCGAAGTGGTTCTGGCGGGTGCGCCGCTTGGCGACCTGCCGGCGCTTGTTGAGGTTGATGGCCTTGTAGAAGTCGCCCTTGTGATAGCCGGGCGTGCCGATCTTGACGATGCTGCCGGCGTAGAAGCTGAGCATCGGGTGGATGCTCTTGCGGACCACGCCCTCGTCGGCATCCTGGGCCTCGTCGATGACGATGATGTGGTAGCTGGCGCCCTCGATCTTGGCCCGGGGGTTGGCCGTCTGGCGGCGAGCGTAGGAACCGCCCGAGAGCCGGATGATCTTGGACTTGCCGTCGACGCGCTCGTCGATCTCGGGATCGAGCAGCAGCTTCTGCGCCTTCTCCGAGGTGAGCCGGGTGACGATGCGGCTGAACACGATGTCGGCCTGCTCCTCGACGGGAGCGAAGATGCCGACCATCAGGCCCCGCTTGAAGCGCTCCAGGATGGGGAACGTCAGGGCCAGCTTGGGCAGCAGCACCATGCAGCCGGCGAGCGTGGTAGCGATCGTCTCGCTCTTGCCCGACTGGCGGGCCTGCAGGCCGGTGATCTCCTCGGCGTCCTTGAGGATCAGGCTCTCGATGATCCGGTAGGCCACGGTCCGCTGGTACGGGAAGAGTTCGAAGTCGGCCAACTCCTCGCAGAACAGGATGATCCGCTGGATGAGTTGGTCCACGAACCCGGCCATGTCGGGATCGAGGTCGATGATCTCCTCGGGCTCCTCGTCAACGAGCAGCGCCGGGTCGATGTCCTCCTCGGGCTCCTCGTCTGGCAGGGCGTAGCCGAGATCGGTGATCAGGCTCACGCGCCCAGCATGGCACCGTCCGAGCCCCTAAACGAGAAGGAGGGCCGGATGACTCCGACCCTCGACTTCCCGAACCGTGCCCAACCCCTGATGAAAGCGAGACACTGGAGATCACTCTACTTGTCGATGCTCTCCTGGGCAACCCGCCCCCGGTACCCCTCGTAGTAAGCGCTGGCCTTCGCCATGCACCCTTCCCCAAGACACCCCTTCCGCCTGCGGTACAGGGAAGCGTGGGGGCAAGTGGTGGGGTCGCTGTCCGGATCGACGCCGCACACCCCCTCCTCGCTGACGATGACTGGGAACCTCCGACGACCGGGATGAGCAGCGCCCTCCAGCGCAGCGACCCGCGTCTCCAGCGAGGCCAGCCGGGCCTCGACACTCACGATTCGTGAGTCAGGGGCGGGCTCACCGCGATCACGTAGACCATGCCGCCCGGTCCGAGGCCGTAGAGCATCCCCTCGGCGTTCGTCTCCTCGTACTGCCAGGTGACGCCGTCACGCTGGTTGTAGGTGTCACGCAGACCCTCGACGAGCTTCTCGGCGTCGCTCGCCGTCTTGGCCTCGTGGCGGCGAATCACGAGTTCGTCGGACATCGGGCCCCGGCGAAGCTCGATGGTGAAGTGATCGGGCACGTCGGGCCACTCCAGATCTAGTTGGGGCTGTACATCGGTCATGCCTGCAAACTACTGGTTTCGTTTACCGTTTGCAACCTTACGACGCAGTGCCGTTAGGGCTTGCCGGGCTTCTTCCAAGCTCGAATCCATCAGCGCCAGCACCTTCGCCTTGTCCTCCTGCCGGCTCCGGCGATACTCGTCCATCTGCGCCGCCATGGTCATGACCTGGGACTCCAGGACTTGATAGATGTCCTCCGGCCCCCACGGATCGAACCGGCTCGGGGCCGTCGGGGGCGGGTACGTCGTCCTCTTGAGCCTCAGCACCATGTGCCCCCCACTTCCATGCACCAATGGCGGATGGATCGAACTTCAAAGGTCGGTGCGGATCCTCGCCGCGTACGCACAGCCCGACGTGCAGACCATAGCGACCTATGCGGATCCGATAGCCGTGAGTCGAGCGCCGCCAGGGCGGGATGTCCTGCTGCAGCCAGGCTGCCGTGAAGATGGCCCGGTCGACGGGGTCGTACTCGATCCCCCAGTAGACGGGACCGAAGCCGCGTATCCTGATCACCCGGTGCGACGCCTGGGCAGGCGCCCCCCAACCGATCGGGCCCAGGCGTCGCCCGCCTTGGTGCGATCGTCGGAGTGCTTGGGCTGCGGGACGCTCTTGGACTCAGCGGCCAGGCGATGCCCCTCGTTCCACATCGCCGTGGCGACGCCACGACGCTGCTGGTCGGGGGCGACGGTGATGTTGCGGATCCCCTTGGCGTTCCACAGCATCGAGCCGACGTTGGAGCCGGTGGGGCCGGCGAAGGCCAGCACCCGGTGGGTGACGCTCGACTCGCCCAGGTCGGGCTGGTCGTACTGGAACTGCACCCCGTTGAGCTTCTCGTGCGCTGGCATCAGTTCCCCAGTTTGCTCCTGGTGTCGTTGGAGGGAGCGTCCAACTCCTCCGGCGTCATCTGACGGTACTCGTAGCTGTTCATCGCGCTGTTCACGTACTTGCCCTTGGAGGAGGAGCGGATGAAGCTGCGGAAGCGCTCGTAGGGGACGTCGAGGTAGATGTAGCCGCGCTCCCGGCCCGACTTGGTCCACAGCACCTGCACGGCCCGGTTCTGGTAGTCGTACCGGATGGCCTCGACGCGGGTGCTGTTGACCTGGATCCACGGCCCGCAGTCGTGCTGGTCGATGTCGTAGGCCTCGTCGTGCACGTAGATGCCGGCGTGGACCTTCTTGCGGTCGCCCCGGGACTGCTTGTCGACCTGCGAAATCTTCTTAGATGGCGCTCGTGCCACGACCAGATCCTACGCGCACTCGTCTTCGTGCACTTCGAGCGCCTCGACGCTCTCGCAGACCTTGCCGCACCAGATGCAGATACGGCTGGCCTCCTCCGCTTGCTTGGCTTCCTCCTCGGCCTTGGCCTCGGCCTCGATCTGCTCCCAGGTGCGGATCTTGCGGATCTCCTCCAGCATGTTCGCCGCCGTGTTGGCCGGCAGCCCGTCCTCCGTCTCGATCAGGAACGGCTTGCCCTGAGCGTCGAGGATGACTTTGTCGCGCTCCTCGGCAAGGCTGGCCTCGACGGCCTCGTAGATCTTGGCGTGGAACTCAGGATCGGTGTGGTAGCGCTCTAGGAAGGCCGCGGCCCCCGCATCTCTTCGAACCCCTGGCGGAAGGATGAGTTCGGCGGCTGCCGACTTGCCGGCTTGGCGCGGGGAGTAGACCCAGCCGCCGGCCGCTTGGCGGCGGACTTCTTCTGCCCGGTTGAGCGCTTCTTTGGCGCGGAGGGCTTGACGCCTACCTTGTCCATCATGTTCTTGAGGATCTGGTAGTTGGTTCTGAGCCACTGATTCTCTTCTCGCAGTTGTTTGACCACGACCAACTCGTTGGTGAAGGTCGGGTCCGCCATCAGGGTGGCGAGAGTCATGCAGACGGTTCGGGTGACAAGCTCTCGTTGCTCAGGAGGCACCTGGGTGTTGACGTAGGCGATGATGCGCTGGACGAGGACGTCTTGGGGCTCCACTCACGTCAGCTTCCACCCAACGCCGTCCACGGACCCCACGAGCGGGAGATCCTCGTCCTCGGCGTTGACGAGGTACTCGAAGATCTGGTCAGCGACCTCGTTGGGGTCGGCGCCGTCAGTCGGGGTGATGTCCAAGGTGAAAGTCAGCGTCATGGTCGATCCGTTCTGTGAGGGTGGTGTTGCCGGCGTCCGGTGCACCGATGATGCCAACGTTGCGAGTGTGCTCGGCGGGGCGCGGGCCCTTCTTGATGCACTTCTTGCAAGTCACCGGCTTGGGCTCGACCTCGAAGCCGTGGTAGCCGGAGAAGGACCCGGCGTCGTTGGGCCGGCAGAGCAGCACCCACTGGCGATGCTCCTTGCTCCAGAACTGGAGGTGGACGCTGCCCTGACCCCAGCGATTGGGGCCCGTCTCGTAGTGGCGGTAGCGCAATCCCAGCCGGGTGAACGTCTGCACACTCATCGCTGCACCTTCTTCTTCACCAGGCGGCGACGCTGGCGCGAGGGGTTCATCAGCGCCAGGCAGTCGGAGCACGTCACGTCGGTGTGCCACGCCGTCGTCTCGTTGACCGGCACCTGCACGAGGCACTTGGTCACGCAGGCCTTGGCGGTGCGTTCCTTGAGGAGGTGGGTCACACCTCCACCACGACTTGCATGGCGCTCTCGCTCAAGCGGACGTTGGCGGCCGGGAAGTACTCGTTGTCCTCGGTACTGAGGAGCACCTGGGCGTCAGCCGGGAGCATGTCGAGTTGGGTGATGAGTTCGTTGACGGTCACGAACGCAGCATAACATACGGAATCGTTTGCAGCTACTTTGTGGGCTGGTTCCGGTCGATGACCGTCAGACCCTCGGGGATGTGCGGGCGGCAGTACCTCGCAATCCGCTCGCCGTCGCGGACGTGGACCCCGATGATGTGATGGGCGCAGCGATAGGGCCACTCGTCGGAGCGCCAGTCGCAGAAGATCTTGGAGCCCACCTTCCAGATCCACATCCAGTGCGGGATGTTGAAGTACTCGTCCGGCGTGGGCGTGGAGGGAATCGAACCCTCGGCCTCCAGCGTGTCGTGCTGGCGCTCTTCCGACTGAGCTACACGCCCCAGAGCGGACGACGGGACTCGAACCCGTGTCACCACCTCGGCAAGGTGGGGCTCTACCACTGAGCTACGCCCGCCCGGGATCTTCAGCGTAAGAGCCGAGATCGGCAGCGACCAGGGCCAGTTCCACCCGGTTCCGATAGCTCGGGAAGTGGTTCCACAGATACTCAGCTATGCGGAAGGTCAAAGGCGAGTATCGAACCGGAGCGGTGTGGATCGCCGAGTTGGCGCAGTCAGCGTGGAAGTTCTGGCGGAGGGCATGCCAGAGGATCTCGTGCAACTCCGCCCCCTGCGGAATCTGGTCGGGAAGGGTGTAGTGATCGTGATCGGACACGGGCTCCTCCTAGCACGGGGCAGTGGGTGTCGCAGTAGTAGTAGACGTGGTAGCAGGACGCTCGGTTGCGGCATCCGAACTTCTCGCAACGGCGGATATCGCCGGGGTCGCTCAGATGAGCAGGGCAGTCAGACATGCTCGTCCTCCCACGTCTCCTCGCCGGCCAGCAGGTACTCACGGCGCTGCGACCACACGAAGATGACCTTGTGCAAGCGCTCCATGTCGCCCATCCGCAGCGCCGTCTCGGCGTCGTCGAGCACCTGGTGCATCAGCTTGACCCGGTCGACGCGGTCCGTGACGATCACGCCGATGCCCTGGGCCCGTAGCTCCTCCTTGTGCTGGCGGTGCCACACCCGCATGCGCGTCATCGAGGGCAGGGCGCGGGGGCTGAAGGGGTCGGGGAGCGCTCCGCACTGGCAGCCGCCCATCACCATGTCCCGGGTGACCTCGTCCCAGCGGGGCTCGCCGTAGTACGGGTCGGTGAACTTCTGCGATGCCGGGTCGAGCCAGCAACGGCCCTCGTAGAGCAGGTGGTGCCCGGCGATCGGAGGATTCGAGTGGGTCATCAGAGGTCGGGCAACTTCCAGCCCTCTTCGGCGGCCAGTTGGGCTTGGCGCTCGAAGTAGTCGCTGATCGCCAGCAACTGGGCCTTCTTCTTGGGGTCCTCGGACTCCGAGGCGACCAGGCCGATCATCGCTGCGTAGGTAGCCAGGCAGGGAGAGGCGAACTTGTCCTGGCGCCGGATCACCACGGCGTCCTTGACCTCCCACTGGGCGTAGGCCACTTCGCCGAAGACGTGCTTCTCGAAGTCCTCGCGCTTGAAGACGATGTACTTGGCGTCCCAGTCGGGGTCGTCGGTGAACTCAGCGGTCATGGTGGTGATTCTCCGGGGTAGTGATCGAGCCAGCACTGGAACTGGGCATCATCTGTCCCCAGTCCCGTGCAGGGGTGTGCAGTATGCCCGGGAAGGAGCGGACCGATCAAGGCGCAGAGGACGACGACTCCTGTGGGGATGAGGTCGCGGGGTCGCCCAATGCGGGGGAGATGGTGTCGAGCACGAGGGGACTCGGTGGCCCCTGCGTGATGCCGGCGACGAGCGTCGTCCCGCAGTAGCCGCAGCCTTCGTCGGCGTTGAGGCTGCTGATCCGGAACACCCGCCATGACCGTGGATGATCGCATGGCACCGGGTCGAGCGCAGCGATGGCGGCGAGGAGATTGCGGGTCGGCATCCACACCCCTGTGGACGTGCTGGGGATAAGCGAACCCCGCCAGGTCTGGGCCGCGCTGAGGAGATCCCGCAGCAGCCGGGCCCGCTCGACCGGGATCTCCGTGAACATGTCCTCAGATCCGGAACTCATCGTCAGGCCTCTCTCCGAGCAGCACCATCATCGTCTCCTGGGCCCAGCGGCCGGCCTCGGCCACGTCCTCGCCCCGCTGGCCGTTGAGCGAAGCGACCAGGCGCGCCTGGATCCCGATGCCCTCGAAGACGTGGTCAGGGCAGTACGGGGCACCGTTGATGCAGAACCCCGTCTCCGCACCGCACTGCTCGCAGTAGAAGATCTCGCGCATCACGCCGGCCATCCTACGCTCGTGTGGGTGACGAGGCTGAGTGTGATACTTGGCGTCTTAGAATGGAGGTTACTAACAGGTTGCGCTAGGGTGACGACCTTCGTCACACGAAGGAGAGCAACATGCGACGAAGGATGATCCTGGCGGTGACCGCTGTCGCGGCGGTCGGAGCACTTTCAAGCTGCACGCCGGACCAGATCAAGCAGTGGAACGACTGGCACGCCCAGGACCCGGCAGCCGCCGAGGCCTACGCCGCCCAGCCCGAGGTCCAGGCCCTCATCGTGCAGGACTGGGACCACGACGGTGTCGTCGAGCCCGACCCGGCTCCGCACGCCACCGTGACGGCCCAGAGGACGAACACCACCAGGCCGGCCCGGCCCGCCAGGCCCGCCCGACCGGCCACCACGACTCGTGCCAACTCGGGTGGCGGCGGTAGTGGTGCCTCGGGAGTCAACTGGGACGCCGTGGCCCAGTGCGAGAGCGGTAGCCAGTGGGGCCACGGCCAGGTCACCAACTCGGTCGGCACGTTCAGCGGCGGGCTCATGATCATGAACTCGGCGTGGCGCCAGTTCGGTGGGACGCAGTTCGCGCCGACCGCCGGCCAGGCCAGCCGGGCCGAGCAGATCATCGTGGCCGAGCGCATCGCCGCCCGCGTCGGTGCTGCCCGCGCCTGGCAGTGCCCGACACCTCACAAGTAGACAGCGTCGCAGGAGCCGGGGCCGACGGGCCCCGGCTCTTTGCGTTCAGGAGCGACGCCGCCGGGCGATGAGGAGCAGCGACGAGCCGGCCGCCAGGACCAGAGCGGCCATCCCCGCCGTCCAGTTCTCGTTGGCTCCGGTGTGGGGCAGCGATCCGGTGGGCGTGGGTGCACCAGGCACCGTGGTGGTCGTAGCGCCCGGAGGGAACGGACCGGTCGGGTTGGCGCAACCGCTCGACTCCGGCGGGTAGGTCACGAAGGCGTCAGCGCTGGGGTTGACCTCGTAGTGGAGGTGGATGCCGTCACGCAAGAAGGCGTCGCTGGGGTCCCGCACCCAGAAGCCGTCAGCGTTGAGATTCCAGCCCGGGACATCCGCGATCGAGCCGTCCGGGTTGACCCTGGTGCCGGGGTAGAGGATGTGCACCGTGGCGCCGGGCTGATACACGAGCGGCTGGACGGACACCACGTTGCCGTTGATGTCGCTCATCGTCAGCGTGCCGGTGCGTCCCGCCAACTGCGGGAACAAGTTCTGGAAGACGATCTCGATCGTCGGGACCTCAGCGATGCAGACGGTCGCCGCTCCAGCGAACTGGAACGTCTCGGGCAGCGTCGTTGTAGGCCCGGGCGAGGTCGTTGTAGTAGTCGACGGCGCTGTCGATGAGGTCGTTGAACTCGTCGTCGTAGACGGCAGCAAGATGGTCGTCGATGGCGGCACTCCTGTCGTGGTGGTCACGGCGCAGTTGGTGGGCGGCGGGCCCACCGTGTTGACGACCTGCTCACCGTTGAGCATGTAAGTCAGCGTCACCGCCTGGTTGGTGTCGGGGTACGGGATGGTGACGGTCTGGCCGGACTGGAAGGTCAGCAACTGGTTGTCGATGATCCGCCCGCTGGTCGCCAGCTTGATCTGTAGCTCGCCGGTCTGACCGTCGAGATCAGGCCGGTTGCCGAAGGTGATCTGGATGACCGGGGCCCCGTCGGCGCAGATGACGCTGGACTGCACGGCAAACAGGCTCGGCTTCGGCGGCGCGGTCGTGGTCGTGCCGCCGCCACCGCCCGTGGTGGTCGTCGTGGCGTGACTCGTCGTGGTGGTGGCTGCCGCCGTGGTCGTCGTCTCGTGCGGAGGCTTCGTCGTGGTGGGCCCCGGAGACGTGGTCGTCGTCTCGTGCGCCGGCTTGGTGGTCGTCGTCTGGTGCGGGTACGTCGTCGTCGTCTCGTGAGGCGGCTTGGTCGTCGTGGTGACGTGCTGGGGGTAGGTGGTCGTCGTCTCGTGAGGCTTGTAGGTGGTCGTCGTCGTCTCGTGGGGCTTGTAGGTCGTGGTCGGCCCACCGTGCCCCTCGGCCGCAACCGTGGCTCCGCACGCAGTCAGGAGGAGGAGAAACAGGACTGCAAGGGAACGGCGCATGGGCGAACACTAGACAAACTTCTTAGACAGGCCGATAAGGGCCCGGGTCGAGCGTTGAACCTGGTAGCCCAGGGAGGGCTCTGACCAGGGGTTTCTTCCATAGTTGGCTATGGATCGGCGATCGGGGTGATCCCTATCAGGCTTCGTAAGTCTCCTTTCATGCTCCTGTCAGTAATCGTTCAGGGCTCGTACACCTGCGTACCTCATCCGTACCTCCTGCCTTCAGAGATACCCCTACCGGGTATGCACCCGTGTAGGGTGCCGGCATGAGGCGGGCGGGGTCGATCGTTGTGACAGTGTTGCTAGTAGCAGGATGTAGCAGCGGGGGGCACAACGTGCTCACGCCGATCCCGACCCACAACGGCGGGGTGCAGCCGTCACCACCGACGGCCACGGCGACCCTCGGCACGCTCGCCAACGAGGCCTCGATCGTGACGCCGCCGCCAACTCCCGACTGGCGCTCGACGCCGCCAACTGTCATCATCTACGCAACGGCGCCACCGCCCGCCACGGCTGCGCCGACGCGGCGGCCTCGGGCTGCTTCGCACCCCGTGCCGCCACCAGCTACGGAGGCGGCGGTGACGACCTCAGCGCCGGCACCGCCGCCTCCGGCTGTGACAGAGCCGCCGGCACCTCCTGTGGCGCAACCGCCCGTGACGGTGCCCGCAGCGCCTCCCGCCCCTGCTCCACCTGTTCCTCCGGCCACGCCAGCCACCCCAGCACCGCCACCACGAGGCGCGCCAGAGCCCACACCGCCCACTCCCAAGAAGCCCAAACCACCCGCAACTCCCGCTACGCCGAAACAGCCCGATTAACGACGCGGCGGCCCCAACTGCTTGTAAGCCCACCGCAGGGCGATGATGTCCTCATCGGCCTCGATGGAACGTAGCTCATGGTCGGTCGGGAAGCGCAACTTTGTAGGGACGCTGCCGTCATAGATAGATATCCCGCCGCAGTAGATGCACAAGTTGACGGCTCCGTCAGCGGGGTGTCGGTCGTCGGTGAAGTTCGCCATCCCGTTGTGCACGGCGCGACACACCGGACAGACGCTGTCGACGTCGAAGTCTGTGTGGTCAGCCATTGGGGACCACGATGATCTTGGTGGGTGTCAAGAGGCCGTGGCTGGCGGCGATGTGGTCGATCTCGTTCATGATCTTCAACCGCTCGTGCTCGTCCAGGGCGTTGAGTCGGCGCAGGGCCCAGCCGGGGATCACCAACTCGGCCTGGCGCGGCGTCTGGTTGGCGTACAGGTCGAGGAAGGTCTGCAAGGCCTCGGCGTAGTCACTCATCGATCCACACGATCCGGGTCTTGCCGCCGTGGCCGTGGATCGTCTCGATCGACTCCAGGCCGCGGTCGTAGTGCACGACGCTGGAGGGCCACTCGGTCAGCCAGCGCAGACAGCCCACGCCGTCTCGGAAGATCACGCCCTCGGCCACTACTCCGGTGCCGGAGACACCAGTGACGTCCTCATCCCGATGAAGTTCGAAGCGGCGGGCGTGATCCATCGACGCATTCTAAGTCGGCTATGGCCCGTCACGCATCCGTAACGTGCTAGGCCAGGGCGATGCGTACACGACACGTGACACTCGGTGCCGCTGCCGCCCTGCTCGCTGCGGGCGTCCTGTCGATGACCATGCCGGCCGCCTCGGCAGCCCCCAGCCGCTGCACGCCGCGGTCGAGGCATTGCCCGACCACGACCACGACGACCACCGCCCCCACGACGACCACGGCGACGACGGAGGGGAGCACCACGACCACGATGCCGATGGGCGGGATGGCGATGCACCACCCGTGCCCCGACGTCCCTGACGTCACGCCGCTCGGCGCTCTGCCCCCGGCTCTGCCGATGCTCTGCGACTCACTACTCGCAGGCGTGCCGGCGACGTTCGTCAACGGTGCCAACAGTTGGGTCGACGACTTCAACCACGGCGCCTCGATGGCCGACATGGGCACCGGCTACGTGATGTTCAACAACTCCTCGATCGACGCTCCCGGTAAGACCGGCTTCTTCCGCCACAACAACCACTGGATGGTCGACATCTACGCACCGGGCGAGGTGGGCGGCGCCCAGATGCGCCCCGATCGATCTTTCAAGTTCTCCAACGGCAAGCTGGTGATCGAAACCGACGTCGCCGCCAACATCCTGGACTACGGCGGCAACGCCGACTCCACGGAGAACGAGTGGCCCGAGATCGACGTCTCGACGGCCTCCAGCCCGGCCGCATCGACCCCGTACGGGCCGACGCCCGGCAAGTCGATCGGTGACGACCTCTACGGCTACGGCCAGTTCGGCGGCTACGACGCCCTGGGCATCCGGCTCCAGGGGACCCGGCCGGTCGAGGCGCTCTACGACACGACCCAGCGCGGCTTCCCGTGCGGGCGGACATGGGAACTGTCCTGGTTCCAGTCCGGCTCGGCCGGCGCCCAGTGCGGCCAGCCCGACGTCGCCACGACGTGGGGCGGCGGCGAATGGGCGGCCCCTGGCGCCGAGCGCACCTGCAACGGTGACGACCCCGACACCAACTGCCGGGACCGCTTCCGCTGGGAACTGACGCAGGACTCGATCACCCTCTACGTCAACGGCCAGCGCTTCATGGAGCACGACGCACTACCAGGCCAGCATCTCCTGCCCGACGCCATCGTCAACGGCAACGTCTACGTGTACCTGTCGTCGTGGGTCTACAAGCCCTCCGCCAACCAAGCCGTGCGCTTCCACTGGGACCGGGTGGCCGTCAACCCGCCCAACGGGCCCGAGCCCGCTCCGGGCTACGTCGCCCCCTAACGCCGGCTCTTGGGGACCCGGCGGATCTTCAAACGTTCCTCGATGGCGGCCAGGCACTGCTCGACCTCGGTGATGCGCTCGGGCAGGTTCCGCACGGCGGCGCGGGCCGTGTCCATCACCTCGTGCAGCAGGCGCTGCTTCTCGCCGGGCTCGGCCCGGTCCAGCCGGCCCCGCATCTCGGCGTTCTCACGGGTCAGGCGGTCGACGTCGGCCAGCAGGCGCCGGATGGTCTTGGCGTGCTCCGAGAAGCCGATGACGGTCTGAGCGGCCAGCCGGTTGAGGTTCTGGATCTGCTGCTCCTGCACGGCCACGTCGATGACCTTGAACTTGTCGAGCAGCCCGTGGGTGTCGGTGTCGAAGCACTCCGGACAGCAACCGTGCCCCTCGGTCCGGATGGTGGCGTCGCACGCCACCATGGTGGCCCCGCACGCTGTGCAAGGATGCCCGATCGTCACGCCCGCCGCCTGAGCCATCGAAGTATCATACTTGCCATGCCGAAGCCCAAGGGGATCGAGTGCCCGATGTGTAGGGGCTTCGTCGCGCCGGCCATCAGGGGCCAGACGCTAACCGAGGCGTTGGATCGTCACATCAAGTTGGCCCACGCCATCAACCAGGCGCCGAAGCTCCGCCCGAACCCGGCCCCTGATCCGTTTGCGGACGTGGAGGAAGCCATCCGTGAGGATACGGCGGCGGGTCCTCCGCATCAGCCCACACCAGATCCTCGCCCCACGTCCACCCCGCGTCGTCGGAAGAAGGTGGCGGTAGCTCCTGTCGATCCCCCTCGTCGGAAGCTGGTGCGGAAGCGGCCGGCTGCCGGGTGACCATCTCGTCGCCCAGATAGCCGTACATGTCGGCCACCAACATGGCCGACACCCGCCGGCTGAGCCCGGCGTCGGGATCGTGTCGCACCAGGCACCAGTACTCGTGGGCGATGTGGTGCCCGATGCCGCCCAGCACCTCGCGCAGGGCGCACTCCCGGTGCTGATAGCGGATCCCGTTCTCCAGCGTGTGGATGGCAATCGGGTGGACGTCGTTCAACGGCTCGTCGCACCAGATGCACAGACTGGCGTGGTCGGACAGCGGTCCGTCAGCCACGGCCCATCATCTCCCCGATGGCGCGCAACCGATCGAGCACCACGTCGATGCCGTCCTCGAATCCTTGGTGGTACTGGCACAGGTGGCCGCGCCAGGTGTCGGCCGAGCAGCAGCCGTCGGGCTGGAGCGACTGCGACTCGGCGACGAGCACGTTGCGCCAGGCAACCTCGGCTGCGTCGGCCAACTCGCTGATGGACAGCGGTCCGTCAGAAGGGCCAGTCACGCCACCTCCAGTGCAGGTAGAAGCTGACGCAACTGGTGACGATGGCGGCGCCGCTGATGATCAGGCTTGCCACCATCACGATGAGGCCTCCCAGTTCGGCGGCCCCTCGCCGTCCTCGTCCGTGCACAGGTGGACGGGGCGGCGGGAGTAGAAGTGCGGCGCCGCTCGGTGGGCGTCACACACCTCGGCGCCCTGGCGGGAGATGCCGATGCTGGGAGCGCCGCAGATGACGCAGGAACGGGCCGTCCCGTACATCGCCTCCATCTTGCGGGCCAGTTCCTCGTTCGTCATCACGCCGCCACGAAGAAGACGTTCAACGGGAACACCGGCCGCACCAGGGTCAGGGCCCCGTCGACCCAGTACATCGGGCGGTACCCCACCCCCTTGAGAAACGTCATGACGCTTTCGTCGGGCGTCTCGACCATCAGCACCGGCCGATCTTTGCACAACAGCCGCCGGGCGCCCCGCAGGGCCGCCAACTCCATCCCCTGCACGTCGAACTTGATGAAGTCGACCCGGTGCGGGAACGTCACGCTGTCCAACGTCCGCACCTCGATCACCTCCTCGGCCACCGCCAGGTGCCGCGGATCGAACCGCCACATCGAGTACTCGAACCACTCCACCGCCAGCACCGGATCCGTGGAGGCCAGCCCGTCGAACCGGTAGCCCCGATAGCTGGGTATGTACAGCGTCTTCGTCTCCGGCCGCTCCCCCAGCCCGAACGGATGGACCTGCACGCACGGATACCGCCACGCCAACTTCTCAGCCAGGGGCCGCTGGGGCTCGAAGGCCCACACCCCGACCATCCCCAGCACCAACTTCATCGACCGGATGCTCTGGCCCCGGTTGGCCCCCACATCCACACAGAACGGAGCCGGCGGCAACAGCCACGGCAAGGCGGCGAACTCCTTCTCGTGCGGCCTCTTCAGCACCCGCAACACGGCCCGCTGGGCGCTATCCCGCACCCCGGCCGCCCACGGCACCCACGTCTGCGCCCACCGGGCCTTACTCTGCCAATCCGCCACAACCTGCATGCTCATGCACACTACTTGTAAGTGTGGGCATTAGCAACTCGCCAGCAGCAAGTGCCCCGGGGCCGACAAGCGGTTCACGCCAGCGGCTCCAGGGAGCGGGGACGTGACATTCCCGGCCCCGGGGCCAGGCGGCAACCCTAACCGGCCCCATGTGCGCTTAGCGCAACGAGTTCCCGAGCACGCCCTCACACGCCTATCCTGGCCCCCGACCTCGCCCGTCACGAACACCAGGCGAGCACGCTGTCACGACTCCGGTCCCAACCGGTGGCCCGTGGTGAGAAGCGGGCGAGGTCACACGCTCCCTACGGCACCCAGATCCCGTTCACGGCCCGCTGGTCGCTCCAACGGCCGTGGTAAGAGTCCCACATCACGTTCTTGGACCCGGTGATCTTCCCATCCCGCACGCACACCCAGTCCTTGGTCAACTGCACGAGACAGTTGGCCGGAACCGTCTCAGGGCGCAAGTAGACGGGCTCGAACTTCTCCCCGGGCCCGGGCCGGCTCCAGGTCCTGGCGTAGCCTTTGATCTCCAACCACGCCTTGACGACCGTGGCCGGCAGATCCTGCCGCTCCCGCAACGCCCCCTCTTCCCGCTGGAACTTCCTCGTGACGTTCCGCCGGCCCGAGTTGAGCTTCTCGAACACGGCCAGGAGACTCTGATGCACGCTCTCCACGCTCTCCTCGGAGAACAGGGCCAGGGCCCGAAGATTGGAAACAGCCCGGTACTCACGCTCCTGCAACCCAACCCCGGCATCATCGAACCGGAAGAAGTCCTGGGCCAGTTTCGCTAAGCGCAACTCGGCCTGTTCGGCCTCCTGCAGCCCTTGGGCCCGGAAGCGCTCCAACTCGGCAGCCACATCGGCAGGCACGCGGCCCGTGGCGGCCCTCCAAGCGGCAGCTTGAGCTTCCCAATAGGAAAGGTCCATCACATGAGCACGGTTCATGGGGAGAGCCTACCATCACGGCGTCACTACCCCAACCTGCACACTACTGGGGTAAGTTCCCATCCCAACACCTCTTCCTCATCCTGGGGGCTCCTAGTTGCTAATACGGCTAG